GATAAAGATCTTAACCGCAGCGACATCTCAGCTTAACCATGCATAGATTTACCCAAGAAGACCATGTTATTATTAACTCAAGACTTGATGCCATTGAAGAGGACAACAAGCGGAACTTCGCTTCATTGAAACAATCAATCCACAACAACTACGGATTGCTTCGCAGCCTGCTTGGAGGTCAAGGACGCTTGAACGGGAAAATTGGAGATCTGGAGAAGGACGTCAATCTGATACATCTGAGAGTGGTTTCCCTGGAACATGTGCTTGATGATCTTCGCGCTGATTTTGACGCTTTTACTCCAACTGTTGGTCCTGAGATTGACGACAAACTGGCTCCGCTCCAGAAACAACTTAAGGTGCTGAATGACCAGCTCACAATCATGAACTCTGAGGTTGCTGTGTTGGGGAAAGGGATATTCGGAGACTATCAACTGACTGACCTGCTTGGACACACTGTTGGTGGAGTTGCGGCTGTGACGACAAATTCACTCACAAGCGCCTTCCGCTTGAGCGACCGACTGCCTGCGACTACTGTTGGAGATTTCAGTCTATCCACTGGAGTAGGATACACCTTTGTTGGGACGGCACCAAGGCCAATCCTTCAAGTTGAAGATTTCATGCGGGGCACCTGCAGGATGAATCTCACTGACACTGCGCTGATGTATGGTGGTAGCCACATTCCACTCCTGCAACAGTCACTGCTTCAACTGGAGACAACAGTTCCTCCTGGCCCGACAGACTGGAAGAAGCTGCCTCAAATGGTGAAAGGCGTGCTCTGGATGAGTCTGGTGAATTATGAAGGCGCCAATGTAGTTCCTGTGGTGGTGATGAGGAAGGTTAATGCTACGGTGACGACTGTCATTCTCCCAGACATGGTTGGCAAGCAAAAGCTGAATTTCCTCGTTTCCCTGGACGACAAGATCAACGTTCATGAATCCTGGAATGGAGTGATCATTCATGGTGGAGACTTCGTGATCATCATCTAGCGTGGAAGAGCCACGTGTCGCACTGGAGATATTGCGGTAAGCCTGTTTTTCATC